TCAATGAAATATTGAAGTCGCTCATCGGGCGCGCAATTATCGGAAAGAATTATATCCAACTCCCCCACAAACATAGATTGTTGAGTTATATATATCATTATATTATCCCTTTACTTCTCCATTTTAGCGCTCTTAAGAACACAATAACAACCTCGTCCCCCTTTTTAAACCTTGCGAAATTTTTGGAAATTACAAATTTTTGTTTTCCCTCATATTTTACAAGCTCCTGAGTTTCGGCTTTTTTACCTTTCGATCTTTCCGCTTTTGCTCCTTGAGTTTTGGCGGTTGCTTTTGTTTTCGTCATTACGCCGGTGTAATATCAGTTATTACGTTCGCAAATGTGTCAGAAATAACCGCGCCCGCGTAGTTACTCGGTAACATAACCGCAAACGGTGCTTCAATTACATTTTCAACAACATTATCACGCATGAAAGTATAAGGATTCGCTTTTGAAACGAAATCGCCTAAACCAAAACGCAATTTCGGCCAATCGCACATTGCGAAAGTACCCGCAGCGATAATGTCGCTATCTACTTCGATAAGGTCCAACATTTTGTTTCCAACAATTAATTGGTTAGTTTCTCCGACCATTCTAATTGAACCGCCATTCGCTAAAGAATAATGTCCGTCCGTTCCTTTTGCTCCGAACATTTTCGCAACGTCAACCGTATTCATTACAACGGTATCAGGCATAAACTTCGCGTCGGTCATTGTAGTCGCTACCGCGTTAAGTGCGTCGTATTCGTTAGCGTCAGTTATTTCTAATCCCGCAATCGTTGTGAACGTTTGCGCATAGCTTAATACTCCGCTAGTAGCATCGAAAACAAATTGTTCCAAAACTTCAGTCAATAATAAAAGCATATAGTTTTGAATTTCAGCAACTAAATAATCTGCTCTATTCATAAATTCCTCAGATATGTAAAAAACAATAGGTAACTTCTCGCTTTCTTTCTTTTCCGTTTGGAATTTTACCGCGATCGTTGTCTTTCCTTTTGCCTCAGTTACTCTGATCGGCGTGCCAGTTTGATCGTAAGGAACCGTAACTTTCAACGCTTCGCCTACCATTAAAGGAGTCGCTCCTGATAATTTGTTTAAAATTGTCGCTTCTCTCGATAGTCTTTGAGCAAATCCCAAATCAATAGCAGTTGCAAACAAAATATTTGCGTCAACATTTGCGTCGTCCGATGGGAAATTTCCTCCCGCCGCAGTTGCTGCAATGTTAAAAAGAATATCCGCTTTAACAACAACCTCAAGAGATGTATCTTTTAGCTCTTTTCCTTTGTTGCTTTTAACTTGCTCTTCAACGATTTTCTTGAAAGTGTTTCGAGTTGAACCGCTTCCGCCGTTTTCAGTAATTTTAGCAACTTTAAGCGCTAAACTTTCGATCTCTTCGGTTGCTTTTTTCAAATCTTCTTGCGTTGTAGCTTTAGAGATTTTCGCGTTAATAGCGTCTAAATCGTTTTTATTTGCTTTAGTTTCTAATTTGTTTGAAACCTCAGACAAAAACTCCGATTGAAGTTCCGCTTGTTTAGTTACTTCTAAACCGGCATATTGCTCGGCGTTGTAACCTTTTGATAAGATAAATTCGTTAAATTTCATAACTTTTTTAAATTTAATTTTTAAATAATGATTGATAAAATAATTTCTTTTGAGTGTCCGGGGACGGCTCGGTTTTTTCTGAAGTGCTTTTCGCGGCTTCAATGTTTATGGTTGGCGTTGCGTGGTTTGATCCTTTCACAACGGCGCTCCCTTCGATTGCTTTGGCTTCCTGAATAGCCCAAAAATAGCCTTGATTTTCGGCCTCTTCTTTGTTTGCGACGGTATTTATATATTTATCCCAAACAATTTTTTCGCTTTTGTCCTCTTCTGACTCTGAATTTATAGCCAAATCCATTTTTACGTATCGCATACCAACGGAGTGCTCTTTTACATATCCTTTGACGTATTGGTTAAACATGAAATTATTTCGATTTTTTTCAATTTCCGCGTCAAAAACTAAGGCCTCCGTTTGCCCTTTATAGTCAAATCCAAGCTCATGCCAGTCAAACGTTTGCGCTTTTGGCGTTACTTTGTCGCTTATAATTTTGTCGAATGTCATTTCATGCTCCTGAAGTAACAACATTCCGCGGTTTTCTTTTATTGTTTTATTCCATATTCCCGGAATATGAACGTCGCCATGCGAATCCATTAAGCCGGTCGTATTAATAACTAATTTTGCGTTAATTTTATTAACGTTTTTATCCTCTATTGTTAGCGCTTTATTTGCTTTTTTGTCAGCGGTTGCAGTCGGTAAAATTTGTTTTATCGCGTCGCCTTGCTTGGTAATAAGCTTTTTTTGAGCGATTAAAGTCTTTTTATTGGTCCTTAATGCTTCAAATAATTCCGCTTTTGTTGCAAATTCTTTATTTGGAAATTCTTTTGCAATTATCATTTTTTTACCTCCGTTTTCGCCTTTAGGGTTTCAATTCTTTTTAATATAGACGCCTTAATTTCGTCCTTTATATCGTCCCTTTTTGTTAATAGTTCTAATTTTTTAAGCTCTAATTCCATGTTTTTAAATTTATTCCGCCGGTCCTTGGGCCGTTGTAATCAAACTTTCAGCAATTTCCCGGTCATATTGGTAAATTTCGACCAACAAATTAATCGCATTCTCTCGGCTTATTTCTCCCCTTGCAACGCTTTGATTGACCAATATAATACCTTGGACGCCTCCAACGGTCCCCCGCAAATTAAGTGAAGCGTCAAATAATAGGCTTTTAACGTCTGAATCATTGCTTTGAGAAACAAGCTCGCGTTCTTCGAGGCCAATCATTTTGGAAACTAAGCCCCGAAACTCCGTCGAATCGATTATATTTGACCTTAAAAGGTCCGAATAAATACTTATTTCGTCCTTTTTTATGCGTTGTTTGCGCTCTTCATCTTCTTGCATTACCGCCAAATGAGAAAACGAACCGACAATTTTTCCGTCGGTATATCCTAAATATTTGTTCAAACTATTCGTTCGGTCGTCGATAAGGTTTTGCGCCTCGCTTTCGATAAATGCTTTATAAGCTTCCTTTTGATTTTCAAAGGTTGATCCTGAAGCCAAGGCGGAAAACGCTTCTTTAGGCAATCCAAACAACCCAAATATTGTTAAACCGGCGTTTACCAATGTGTCGTTAAGCTTTAAATCGCTTACTTTCGGGATTGTAGAAATATAATCGACGTCCGTTCCTATAATTTGTATATTTCTTTGGCCGGACAACGTGCCATAATCATTTTGTTGCCCTTGCTCCATTTCTTTGCGTTCCCTTTCGGTTAACATTGCCGAACCGATTGCATCTTTTTTACGCGAAACCCAAGCCCCGATTCCTCCCGGATTGCTTAAAAATGTATTTTGCGCTTCAAGTGCAGCTTGAGAATTGGAAACAATATATTGTAAAGACTCAAGTCTTGATTGTGAAAAATAGGGATTTGTGAAAGTTGACGTATCAAAATACGGAAGCAATTCCGCAACGTTTAATTCTTTTACTTCCCGAGTTACCTCATCAACGATATATTTAACAATAATTTGGTCAGGATCCTTCTTAATCATTTCCGCGATATAATCGCCGTCATATAATTGCCCTTGCTTATTTAAAAAAATAAGTTTGTCCGCGCTTATGTTTAAAATGTCGGTCGTTGGATCCGCAAAGCCCCGAGAATCGATTAATTTGTTAACGTACCAGTAAGACGTCCCGAAAATCGATTGAAAAGTTAGGTCCTGAATTAAGAAATTTTGTTGGCTTTGGTATTTATTCGGGTGATTTAGTTTCTCCGTTATATCATTCTGAGATAATTCCCCGTTTTCTTTAAAGTAAAATTTAACATTTGAAACGGCTTTAGCCCTTTCTTGAATAGCCCAAAAGACGAAAGGATTGGTTTTATACCATTCAACAAAATCCTTTTTTAAAAGTTTCTTATTTCGTTGTGTATATTGGGCCGTCGTTAAGACGTTAATCGGTTGCTCAACTTTATAGCGTCCGAAAATATTCAATTTTTGTAAGAAAGTTAAAGCCATTTATTGAAATTATGGCTTTTAAAAAGCTCGATTTCGAGCAAATATAACTAAAATTTTTATAATTCTATTGTTTCGTTAACAAGTTTTATCGATTTTTTGCATTTTCGACAGTAAGGATAAACAATCGAGTCGTTCAAATTACCCTCATATTCTAACAATTTTTGATTGCAAACCTTATTTTCACGATTTCGAGGGCATCGAATTTCTTTAATTTTCATATATTTGTAAGTTTTGTTAAAATTTTCCTATTGATTTTAAGTATAAAACGACGTATTCAATCGCGTCCAATGTATGATTGTTTAGGTCCTCGCGCTCTTCGAGTGCATTCCCGGACCGGTCTTTTCGCCAGCAACTATCGAATTGTTCAATTTCTACGTTCTCGGATGTTTCAGTATAAAAAACCTCGATTTCTTGCATCATGGAAATGCGCTCAATAATTTTAACCTTGTTACCTATTGC